TTGACTACTAGTGGATTGGTAAGTGCAACCAGCAACATCATTTCAGCAGCAAATATTTCAGGTGGCAACATCCTAACAGCTGGTATGGTATCAGCAGGCAGCAATGTATATGGCTTGAATGTATCGGCTGTAGGCAATGTGTATGCCAATAACTTGGTAGTATCAACCACATTCTCTGTTATTGGTAACGTTGACGCAGGTAATCTACTCACAGCTGGATTGATATCTGCAACTGGCAATGCTACTGCCGGTAATATTCTAACTGGTGGGTTGATCTCAGCCACAAGTACAATCACCAGCTCAGCTAACATAACTGGTGGTAATATTCTAACTGGTGGATTGGTATCAGCAACCGGTACAATCACATCAGCAGATACTATCACTGGTGGCAACTTAGCTACAGGTGGCACAGTAAGTGCTACCAGCAACATAACTGGTGGCAATGTACTGACCGGTGGTATAGTATCAGCAACAGCCAACATAACTGGTGGCAATTTGATCACAGGTGGATTGGTATCAGCAACTACCACAATTACAGGTGGCAATTTGGTTACTGGCGGATTGATCACCGCAACCGGCAATGTAACTGGTGGTAATGTGTTAACTGGTGGACTTGTTAGTGCAACCAGCACAATCACCAGCTCAGCCAACATCACTGGTGCTAACTTATTGACAGGCGGTCTAGTATCAGCAACTGGCAATTTAACTGCTGGTAACATTTTTACAGCTGGTGCGGTGTCTGCAACTGGTAATGTGACTGGTAATTACATCTTGGGTAACGGATATTACTTAACTGGAGTAATCACATCAGTTGCCAACATCAATAACGGCACATCAAATGTTAGCATTTACGCGGCCAATGCCAATGTGGCAATTAGCGTAGATGGCACAAGCAACGTGGCGGTGTTTGCTACCTCAGGCGAATACATTAATGGTGTGTTAAGTGCAAGTGGCAATGTTATAGGTGGCAACATTCTAACAAGCGGGTTGATCTCAGCCACAAGTACAATCACTTCATCGGCTAATATTGATGGTGGCAACATCCTAACAGGTGGACTGGTAAGTGCAACTGCCAATGTCATAGGTGGCAATGTCTTAACAGGTGGTTTGATTTCTGCAACTGCCACAATCACAGGTGGTAACTTGGCCACAGGTGGTACAGTAAGTGCTACTAGCAATATTACAGGCGGCAATGTCTTAACAGTTGGACTGGTATCGGCCACAGGCAACGTGTATGGCAACAGCATATTGGCAAACACTTATCGATATGCCAACGGCACAGCAGTATTGTTTGGAGTTAACTATACTGCATCTACCACACCACCAGCATCACCGCAAGATGGATGGCAATGGTACAATACAGTTACTGATGTACTGTATGAATACCTAAATGATGGCACAAGTGATTACTGGGTTGACGTCTCAAGTCCAGCATTTGCAGGCGGAGTGGTAGCTAATGTATCAATTTCAGGCAGCATGTTGGTCAACGCCAACACAGTATATGACATTGGTTCCAGCAGTCAAGAGTTCCGAAATGCTTATGCTACCAGCTTCAATGGTAACGTGGGTGTGTTTAGAAACAGTGTCACAGTTAACTCAGCTGGTGCAGCAACTGCAATTGTTAATGGTGCAGGTAACGGTGTTGGTAATATTGGTTCCAGCAGCAGCTACTTCAACAGAGTTTGGGCAGCTTCAACTTCAGCAGTGTATTCTGACTTGGCAGAAAATTACACAGCCGATGCCACATACGAACCAGGCACAGTTGTAGATTTTGGAGGCAATAGCGAAGTTACACTAAGTACCGTGGATTCCAGCAATCGAGTTGCTGGAGTAGTTTCAACTGCCCCAGCCTACTTGATGAATGCAGGACTAACTGGCAAGTATGTGGTCACATTAGCTTTGGTTGGTCGTGTGCCGACCAAAGTAACAGGAGTAGTACGCAAAGGAGACATGATGGTTTCTGCAGGAAATGGAAAAGCCCGAGCAGTTACTGTTGCAAATCCCAAAGTTGGTACTATAATTGGTAAAGCATTGGAAGACTTTAATGGCGGCGAAGGCATAATTGAAATTGTAATTGGCAAACTATAAGGATAGATAATGGCCTTTCCGACAGCGCCGACAAACGGGCAGACCGCGATTGTTAATAGCGTTACCTACCAGTACGCTAACAGCACGAATGCCTGGACTCGGATACTATCCACTGCTAATATAATAACGGCCAACACCATTGCGGTCAACGGCAATATTAGCGCGGCAGGTAATGTCACTGGCAATTACATATTTGGTAACGGCAGTCAGCTTACTGGTATATCTGCATTAAGTGCGTCTTACATTGCTAATGGTACCAGCAATGTAAACATTCCCACAGTCAATGGCAACGTCACAATTGGCATTGGCGGTACAGGTAATGTTGCTGTTTTTTCCACAACCGGCGAATACATAACTGGAGTTTTAAGTGTCTCTAGCAACGTCACCGGCGGCAATTTGTTCTTTGGATCGGGCACAGTATCGGGCACAGGAACTGTATATGCAAACTCACTCAGCATAGTAGGTAATGTAACCAGTGGAAGTCTAAGCACAGGAGATATTGGTGCCGGCAATATAATAAACAACGGAATTATATCCGCAACTGGCAATATCACTGGCAATTACTTCATTGGTAATGGCAGCCAACTGACTGGTATTGTTACTAACTATTCAAATGCTAACGTGGCGGCATATTTGCCCACGTACACAGGCAATTTGGTTTCATTGGCCGGTCCAGTCATTACCACCGCCAATATCACTGCCAGTTACTTCATTGGTAATGGTTCATTGTTGAGTGGTATTGCTACAACTTCTATTGTGGTAGATGATTTCACAGGTGACGGCAGCACAACCACTTATACTTTGAGCACTACGCCATCAGGTATTGACGCCACAACAGTAAACTATAACGGCGCAATTTTACTGCGCAATTCATACAGTCTCAGTGTTGCTAACATTATTTTTAGCAGTCCTCCAGAAGCAGGATCACAAATTGAAGTTACCACAATTACTGGTGGTGTAACTGGTAGTGGAACTACTCCGGGTGGATCAAACACACAAATACAATTTAACGATATTGGATTGTTTGGCGGCTCCGCAGCATTTACATTTAATAAAACATCAAACGTACTAAGTGTAACTGGAAATACCATCAGCGGTAATTTGTTAACAGGCGGCCTGATATCTGCAGGCGGTAACATCACTGGCGCTTATATTTTAGGTAACGGCAGTCAGCTGACAGGATTACCAGCCACATATGGCAATGCCAATGTTGTGGCTAACTTGGCTGCATTGGGAAGTAATCCGGTATCAACCACTGGTAATGTTACTGGCGGCAACATGTTGACCAGTGGTACAGTAAGCGCAACTGGCAATATCACCGGCAATTACTTCATTGGTAATGGATCACAGTTAACAGGTATCACAGTCGCATCAACATACGGCAATGCCAATGTTGTGGCTAATTTGGCAGCATTGGGATCAAACCCAGTATCAACCACTGGTAACGTCACAAGTGGTAATTTACTAACAAGTGGTATTGTAAGTTCAACTGGCAATATCACTGCCAACAATGGCATGTTTACCACGATTGTGAATACAGCCAGCTATACAGGTAGTATTGTTTCGGTCACGGGTAACATAACTGCCAACAATGGCATGTTCACAAATATTGTGAACGTGGCCAGTCATACAGGTGCTGTGGTTTCGGTAACTGGGAATGTAACTGCTAATAACGCCACATTTGCTAACGTTATCACACCTAGTACAGGAACTGGCACTACCAAAGGCATTGTGTTTCCACCTAATCCTGGCGGCGGCTCAGGCGATCAGGCATTTATTCAATATTACGCAGTGACTGGCGAAAACACACGATTAGAACTTACTGTAACAAATGACACACCAGGGGTCAACCAAGACGACATTTACTTCACAGCAAACGGATGCGTGGTTGCCAATAACTCATCTGAGTCGTCGTCTAGTACCAATGCTCCATTTTTGGTAACAGGCGGCGCCGGCATTGCCAAGACATTGTATGTTGGTGGCAATAGTATAACAAGTGGATTTGTTAGTGCCACTGGCAACGTTAATGTAGCCGGCAACGTTAATGCCAACAACGGCATGTTTACCACGATTGTGAATGTGGCCAGTCATACAGGTAGTATTGTTTCGGTCACGGGTAACGTAACTGCCAACAACTTCAATGGTAATGGCAGTTTCTTATCCAACGTAAAACCGCAGTTGTTCATGATAACTGCGGTAAGCGATGAATCAACACCAATCACAACAGGTGTAGCCAAAGTTATATTTAGAGCTCCGTATGCAATGACTCTGTATCAAATTCCCAGAGCATCATTGAGTGTTGCAAGTACATCGGGCATTCCCACAATAGATATTAACAAAAATGGTAATTCTATTTTTAGCACGTTACTGACCATTGATGCCAACGAAACAACCAGTGTGACCGCTGCAACGCCAGCAGTGCTATCCACAACCACTCTGGCAGATGATGATCAAATAAGCATAGACATTGATGTCGCAGGCACAGGAGCAACTGGATTAAAAGTGACCCTTTATTATACGAGAACATAATAATGTCGGGAATGTTACTTAATCCGTATATTGTGGCACCATCTGCGCCAACTGGGCCTCTCACAGTGGATTTCTTACTGGTTGCTGGAGGAGCCGGTGGCGGTGGCAGAAGAGGTGGTGGCGGTGGAGCCGGCGGATATACATCGTACACTTCTCAAACTTTAACCAGAGGTATAACATATACTTTTACTGTGGGCGGTGGCGGATCAGCGGGTGGTGGCCCAACTAACCCCCCAGGCGGCACTGGTGGCTCATCTAGCTTGTCAGGATCAGACATCACAACCGCATCTGTGAGTGGCGGTGGCGGTGGCGGCTCAAGCACTACTGCAACTGCTGGTAATGCCGGCGTTGGTGGTGGATCAGGTGGTGGATCAAGTGGTGGAACTACTGCTGCTGGTGGTGGCGGTACTGCCGGGCAAGGCAACAATGGTGGCGCAGGGGCTGGGGGTACCAATCGCGGAGGTGGTGGTGGTGGTGGTGCGGGTGCTGTTGGTGGTAATGGTGTGCTAGTACCAACCACTGCTGCACCAGCTGGTACAGGCGGAAATGGATCAACTTGGCTGGATGGTGTCACTCGTGGTGGTGGTGGTGGTGGCGGTGCATATTTTCCCGGTGCAAACTCTAGAGCCGCACCGGGTGGATCAGGTGGAGGTGGTGGCGGTGGCGAAGTAATTAACACAGGCACAGGCGGAGATGGTGGCACTAATCAAGGCGGTGGCGGTGGTGGCGGCGGCGCCGGTACTGCACTAGGTGGCGCCGGCGGCAGCGGCATTTACGTCATGCGATTTTTAGATACCAGCCCCAATTTACAATCAATATCTTGTTCAGATTTTACTGGACCTGTCACGTCTGGCGGGTACAAATACTACACTTTCCGTGCTTCGGGAAGTTTTACATGTTAAGGAGAAAAAATGTCACATTTTGCGCAAATAGATGAAAACAATATTGTCACTAGAGTAATAGTGATAGATCAACCAACAGTGGATACTGGGTTGTTTGGCGATCCAAGTTCTTTTGTACAAACCAGTTATAACACACGCGGTGGTGTGCATGTTTTAGGAGGCACACCATTGAGAAAAAATTATGCTGGTATAGGATTCACTTACGATTCAATCCGTGATGCATTCATACCACCAAAACCATACAACAGTTGGGTATTGAATGAAACTACATGTTGGTGGGATGCGCCAGTTGTGATGCCTGATGATGGCAAAGAATACACATGGAATGAAGATACCCTATCTTGGGTGGAGAATGCATAGGTAATTTATAATTGTTAGTCTGGCACACACAATACCAGAATAATAAGATAAATATCAAAAGAGCAAAAATTCTATGGCAATAACACGACTGCAACCGTTTAACTTAGATACCACAAAAAGTTACACTTTTGGGAATGTCACGGCAGTAGGGAATGTTGTTGCAGGCAACGCAAATCTTGGTAATGCAGCCACAGCAAATTATTTCATTGGAAATGGTAGTTTACTAACAGGTGTTACTGTCAGTAGCAATTCAATCAGCTCAGGAACATCAAATGTTACTGTAGTAAGTTCAGGCGGAAATGCCACAATTGGCATTGGTGGCACTGGTAATGTGGCTGTGTTTTCCACCACAGGACAGTATGTAACTGGTGTAGTAAGTGCAAGCGGCAATATCACTGGCAATTATATATTAGGTAACGGTGCATTTTTAACTGGTATATCTGCTGGTAGTAGTTATTCAAATGCCAACGTGGCTAATTATCTGCCCACATACTCGGGCAATTTGGTATCATTGACTGGGCCAGTTGTTACTACTTCAAACGTTACTGGTAACTATATCATTGGTAATGGCAGTTTGTTGACCAGTTTAGCAGGGGCTAACGTCACAGGCACTGTGGCCAATGCAACTTATGCTACATCAGCTGGCAGTGCCAATACAGCTAACACAGCTCAATATGTCACTGCCAATGCACAAGCCAACATCACAAGTGTTGGCACATTAACTGCATTGTCAGTCACTGGCGATGTTACAAGTGGTAACATTCTAACAAGCGGCGTGGTATCAGCAACCGGCAACATCACCGGTGGCAATGTTATTACAGGCAATGGATCGGGCGGTAATCTAACTGGTGCCAATGTTATTTCTGCCACCACATTTAGTGCAAGTGGTAACGTAACAGCTAATAATGGCATGTTTACCACAATCGTGAATGTAGCCAGTCATACAGGTGCTGTTGTTTCGGTAACTGGCAATGTAACTGGCAATTACATCTTGGGCAATGGCGCATTGTTAACCGGTGTTATCACAAGTGTGGCCAATATCAATAGTGGAAACTCAAACGTCACAGTTGTTAGCTCAGGTGGCAATGTCTCAGTTGGAGTGGGCGGGACTGCCAACGTTGCTGTATTTGCAACCACTGGAGAATATGTAACTGGTGTGCTAAGTGTAAGTGGTAATATCACTGGTGGTAATTTGATAACTACCGGCACACTATCAATTGGTGGATCAAGCCAAGCAGCCAGTTATAGCGCAAGTGGCAATGTCACTGCTAACAATGGCATGTTTACTAACATTGTGAATGTGGCCAGTCATACAGGTGCCGTGGTATCAGTAACAGCCAACGTAACCGGTGGTAATATTTTAACAGCCGGAGTAATTTCTGCAACTGCCAACGTAACTGGCGGTAATATTATCACCGCTGGATTGATCTCTGCCACGTCAACAATTACTTCGGCGGCCAACGTAACCGGTGGTAACATCTTAACAGGTGGCCTGATCTCAGCCACGGCCAATATCACTGGCAGTTACTTTATTGGTAACGGCTCACAGTTAACTGGCATATCCGGAACATACTCAAATGCTACTGTGGCCAATTACTTGCCCACATACACAGGCAACTTGGTCTCGTTGGCTGGTCCAGTTATTACCACAGCCAACATCACTGGTGGTAACTTGTTAACTGCTGGATTGATCTCAGCAGCTGGCAACATTACCGCTGGAAATCTTGTTACTGGCGCTGGATCTGGTGGTAATATTTCTGGGGCCAATGTTATTTCTGCCACAACATTCAGTGCAAGTGGTAATGTAATTGCTGGTAATATTACTACTGCTGGATTAGTATCTGCGACTGGCAACGTAACTGGCAATTATATTCTTGGTAATGGTGCATTGTTGACTGGTGTGATTACATCAGTAGCTAATATCAACAGTGGCAATTCGAACGTCACAGTCGTTAGCTCAGGTGGCAATGTTACTGTTGGCATTGGTGGCACATCAAACGTTGCTGTATTTGCTACCACAGGCGAATATGTAACTGGTGTAGTGAGTGCAAGTGGCAATATTACTGGTGGTAATTTGTTAACTGCTGGAACACTATCAATTGGTGGCACAAGCCAAGCAGCCAGTTACAGCGCAAGTGGTAACGTTACAGCCAATAATGGCATGTTCACCAACATCGTAAACGTGGCCAGTCATACAGGTGCCGTGGTATCAGTAACTGGTAACATTACCGGTGGAAATCTTGTTACTGGTAGCGGGTCAGGCGGCAACATTGCAGGTGCCAATGTAATCACGGCAAATACTGTAAGCGCCAGTGCCAACATAACTGGCGGCAACTTGTTGACCGCTGGATTGATCTCTTCAACTGGTAATATCACCGGTGCCAATTTATTAATCAACAATGATGCCACAATTACAGGCAATTTGGTTGTAAACGGCAATACTACGTTTATCAATTCCAATGCAGTAACAACCAACGATAAATCAATAACACTGGCCAACAATCAATCCACAGCAGCCAACGTGGACGGTGCTGGTATTGACATTGGTGGGACCACTATTGCTTTTTGGAGATTCAACAATTCTACCACCAGCTGGCAAAGTAATATTGGACTGACCCCTGCTGCAAATGCCAGTTTAGCCTTAGGTGGCGTGAGTAACTACTGGGGTGCTGCATACGTCAACTCCATGAACATTGCCACTACATCAACCATTGCGGGCAATGTCACTGGTGGTAATATTCTAACTGGTGGATTGATTTCAGCAACCGGCAATGTTGCTGGCAACTTCTTTATTGGCAACGGTTCACAGCTGACAGGTATTGTGTCAACATACGGCAATGCCAATGTTGTGGCCAACTTGGCTGCATTAGGAAGCAATCCAATATCAACCACAGGTAATGTAACTGCTGGTTATTTCATTGGTAACGGTTCACAGCTAACTGGCATTGCAGGCACATACTCAAACGCAGATGTGGCCAATTACCTGCCCACCTACTCAGGCAACTTGGTGTCATTGACTGGACCGGTCATTACCACAGCCAACATCACTGGTGGCAATATCCTAACTGGTGGATTGATCTCAGCAACTGGCAACGTATCCGCTGGCAACCTTGTGGTGGGTAGTGGATCAGGCGGCAATATTTCAGGACTCAATGTAATAACTGCCAACACCGTGAGTGCAAGTGCTAACGTCACTGGTGGCAATATCTTAACTGCTGGCCTAGTTTCAGCAACCGGCAATGTGTCTGGCAATTATATCTTGGGCAATGGTGCATTGTTGACCGGTGTGATCACAAGTGTGGCCAATATCAATAGTGGAAACTCAAACGTCACAGTTGTTAGCTCAGGTGGTAATGTCTCAGTTGGAGTAGGTGGCACATCAAACGTAGCTGTTTTTGCCACCACTGGAGAATATGTAACTGGCGTACTAAGTGCAAGTGGCAATATCACTGGTGGTAACATCATAACTGCTGGAACATTGTCAATAGGTGGCACAAGTCAAGCAGCCAGTTACAGTGCAAGTGGTAATGTTACTGCTAACAATGGCATGTTTACCACAATCGTGAACGTGGCCAGTCACACAGGTGCTGTGGTATCAGTTACAGGCAACGTCACTGCCAACAATGGCATGTTTACCACAATTGTAAACACAGCCAGTTTTACTGGTGGTATTGTATCAGTCAGCGGCAACATCAGTGGTGGCAACCTTGTGGTGGGTAGTGGATCGGGCGGCAATATATCAGGGCTTGATGTAATAACCGCCAACACAGTCAGTGCCAGTGCTAATGTCACTGGTGGCAACATCCTAACTGCTGGATTGATTAGTGCAACTGGCAATGTAACTGGCAATTTCTTTATTGGTAACGGTTCGCAGTTAACAGGCATAGCAGGCACATATTCAAACACCAACGTGGCAGCATACTTGCCCACATACTCGGGTAATTTGGTTTCACTGACCGGACCGGTTATTACCACTGCCAATATCACTGGTGGCAACTTATTAACTGGTGGATTGATCACTGCAACTGGTAACATAACTGGTGGTAACTTATTAACAGGCGGACTGATATCCGCAGCAGCCAACATTACCGGCAATTACTTCATTGGTAACGGCTCGCAGTTGACTGGCATTGCCGGCGGCAGTAGCACAAGCATTTCTAACGGCACATCAAACGTTGCAGTTGTGAGCTCAGGTGGCAATATAACCATTGGTGTGGGCGGCACAGGCAATGTGGTTGTAGTTGCTACCACCGGCCAGTTTGTAACAGGTGTGGTAAGTGCAAGTGGCAACATTACCGGCAATTACTTCATTGGTAACGGCTCGCAACTGACTGGTATTGCAGGCACATATTCAAATGCTGATGTTGCCAACTACCTGCCAACATACTCGGGTAATTTGGTGTCGCTAACTGGCCCAGTTATTACCACAGCCAATGTCACTGGCGGTAATGTACTAACAGGTGGATTGATATCTGCAACTGGTAATATCACTGCTGGCAATCTTACCACTGGTAGTGGGACAGGAGGCAACATTGCAGGTGCCAATGTTATCACGGCAAATACTGTAAGTGCTAGTGCCAACATAACCGGTGGCAATATTTTAACTGCTGGTATATTGTCAATAGGTAGCTCTAGCCAAGCAGCTAGTTATAGCGCAAGCGGTAATGTAACTGCAAATAATGGCATGTTCACCACGATCGTGAATGTGGCCAGTCATACAGGTGCTGTGGTATCAGTTACTGGTAACGTAACTGGCAATTATATCTTGGGTAATGGTGCATTGTTGACTGGTGTGATTACATCAGTGGCCAATATCAACAGTGGCAATTCAAACGTCACTGTTGTGAGTTCAGGGGGCAATGTCACAGTTGGAGTGGGTGGGACTGCCAACGTTGCTGTATTTGCCGCCACAGGCGAGTATGTAACTGGCGTACTAAGTGTAAGTGGTAATATCACTGCTGGCAATCTTACCACTGGTAGTGGAACAGGAGGCAACATTGCAGGTGCCAATGTTATCACGGCAAATACTGTAAGTGCTAGTGCCAACATTACCGGTGGCAATATTTTAACTGCTGGCATTATATCAGCAACTGGAAATATCTTTGCTGGTAATATCATAGTTGCTGGTGGTTTTTATGACACTGGTGACCATCTTGTTACCAGTACAGCAAACAATGCAAACATAGTTTTGACTCCAACTGGTACTGGCATTACCCAAAACAACGGCGCATTCAGCGCAAGTGGTAACGTCACCGGCGGTAACATCTTAACTGCTGGTATATTGTCAATAGGCAGCTCTAGCCAAGCAGCCAGTTATAGCGCAACTGCCAACGTCACTGCCAACAATGGCATGTTCACCACAATTGTGAATGTGGCTAGTCATACAGGTGCTGTGGTATCAGTTACAGCCAACATCACTGGCAATTACTTCATTGGTAATGGATCGCAGTTAACTGGCATTGCAGGCACATACTCAAATGCAGTTGTGGCCAACTACCTGCCCACATACACAGGCAATTTAGTATCGCTAACCGGCCCGGTCATTACTACTGCTAACATAACCGGTGGCAATATCCTAACAGGTGGACAAGTATCAGCAGCTGGCAACGTAACTGCTGGTAATATTGTCACAGGTAATGGATCAGGTGGTAATCTAACAGGTGCTAATGTTATTTCTGCTACCACACTCTGTGCAACTGGTAATGTAATTGCTGGTAATATTACTACTACCGGATTGGTATCTGCAACTGGCAATGTAACTGGCAATTATATCTTGGGTAATGGCGCATTGTTGACAGGTGTGATTACAAGTGTAGCCAATATCAATAGTGGAAACTCAAACGTCACTGTTGTTAGCTCAGGTGGCAATGTCACAGTTGGTGTGGGCGGAACCGGAAATGTTGCTGTGTTTGCCACAACAGGCGAGTATGTAACAGGTGTGTTAAGCGTAAGTGGTAATATTACTGGTGGAAATGTTATTACAGGCAGCGGGTCCGGCGGCAATTTAACCGGTGCCAATGTAATCACTGCCAACACAGTGAGCGCAAGTGCTAACGTAACCGGTGGCAACTTATTAACAGGCGGATTAATATCCGCAGCGGCTAACATCACTGGCAATTATTTTATTGGTAACGGCTCACAACTGACTGGTATTGGGTCAACATACGGTAATGCCAATGTTGTGGCCAACTTGGCTGCATTGGGCAGTAATCCAGTATCAACCACTGGTAACATAACTGGTGGTAACTTGTTAACAAATGGATTGGTCCAAGGCGGCAATGTAATAACTAACGGGCTGATGTCAGCTGCCGGTAATATCACTGGCAGCAATATATCAACCAATGGACTGCTCACAGCCGCAGGTAATGTAACTGGTGGAAATGTTCTAACTGATGGACTGTTATCCGCAACTGGCAATGCCACAGTTGGTAATTTGCTAACAAATGGATTGATTTCTGTCACAGCCAACATAACAGGTGGTAATTTACTAACCGGTGGATTAATCAGTGCTGTTGGCTTTGTAATTGGCAGTTACATTTATGGTAACGGGTCGCAATTGACCAGTTTGACCGGTGCCAATGTTACAGGTGCTGTGGCCAATGCCACTTATGCCACCGCAGCTGGCAATGCTGGTCTATCACAATATGTCACAGCCAATGCACAAGCTAATATTACATCAGTTGGTACGTTAACTGTATTATCAGTAACTGGTAATGTTACCAGCGGCAACTTGTTAACTGATGGATTGATTAGCGCCACATCAACAATCACGTCAGCAGCCAACATAACTGGTGGTAACTTGATAACTAGCGGATTGATATCTGCCACTGGCAATATTGTTGTTACTTCAGGATCATTCTTTATTGGCAATGGATCACAACTGACCGGTATATCAGCAGGCAGCACATACTCAAATGCCAATGTAGCCAACTACTTGCCCACTTATTCAGGTAACTTGGTATCATTAACTGGTCCAGTTATCACAACAGCCAACATAACTGGCAACTATATCATTGGTAATGGTTCCGCGTTGTCCAACTTGACTGGTGCTAATGTTACAGGTACAGTAGCCAATGCTACATATGCCACCACAGCAGGCAGTGCTGATCTAGCTCAATATGTCACTGCCAACGCACAGGCTAATATTACTTCAGTTGGCATATTAACTTCATTATCAGTAACTGGTAACGTGACTAGTAGTCACTTCATTGGAAATGGTAGTCAACTAACTGGAATGTATTCAAATACGGATGTTGCTGCCTACCTGCCCACATACACAGGCAATTTGATATCCTTAACTGGACCAGTGAGCACAGCGTCCAATGTCACTGGCGCCAACTTGATCACTGCCGGACTTGTGTCAGCTGCTGGCAATATAACTGGTGGCAATTTAATAACCGCCGGATCAATCACTGCTGGCGGAAATGTAGATATTAGTGCCAATTACTTTATTGGTAATGGCGCATTGTTGACAGGCATATCGGGATCATACTCAAATGCAGTTGTGGCCAATTATCTGCCCACATACACAGGCAATTTGGTATCGTTGACTGGACCAATAATTACCACAGCCAATGTCACTGGCAACTACATCATTGGAAACGGTTCTGCATTGACCAGCTTGACTGGCGCTAATGTCACAGGCACTGTGGCCAATGCTACCTACGCTGCAACAACAGGTAGTGCTGGTACTGCTAACACAGCACAATATGTCACTGCCAACGCACAGGCCAATATCACTTCAGTTGGCGTACTGACTTCATTAAGTAGTACTGGTAATATTACTGGTAGTTACATCATTGGTGATGGTAGTTTGTTGACCAGCATAACAGGTGCTAATGTAACAGGCACAGTGGCTAATGCAACATACGCCACGTCAGCTGGCACAGTACAATATGTCACTGCCAACTCACAGGCCAATATCACTTCGGTTGGCGTACTGACTTCATTAAGTAGTACTGGTAATATCACTGGTGGCAATTTATTAACCGGTGGACTGATATCGGCCACAGGAACAATCACAAGTGCCGCTAATATTACCGGTGGTAATTTGTTAACTGGTGGACTGATCAGCTCAACTGGTACAGTGACTGGTGCAAGCCTATTAGGATCAGTTGTTAGCGCAAGCGGTAATATTACTGGGGCCAACATCAACTCCAATGCCATTGTTGGTACAAATATAACCATAACTTCAACTGGTGCAATAAACTTGCTACCAACTGGCAACGTTGATGTCAACAACAGATGGATTATCAATCTTGCAGATCCGAGCCAAGCACAAGATGCTGCCACCAAGGCCTACGTTGATGCGGCTTTATCAAATATTCATTATCATGCACCGGTAAATGCTGCCACTACTACCAGTCTAGCGTCTACATTTACCGGAGCATCAATAGTCTACAACAATGGTACCAGTGGTGTTGGTGCCAACTTGGTTATGAGTGGTAACACATACACTGTGATTGACGGTGTTAATATTGCTGTGGCCAACAATAGAATCTTGATCAAGAACGAAGCCAATGCTGCCTGGAATGGAATCTATGCTTATTCTAATAGCACAGTTATTACTCGTACTGTGGGCGAAGACACTGTGCCAGAATGGGCAGGTGGTGACGTGTTCTTTGTGTCAGCTGGAACAGTTAACGACAACACTCAATGGTTGCAAGTTGAAACAGTCACGGCAATTGGTACCAGCAATATATTGTTCTCACAAATTGGTGGCGCTACCACTTACACCGCTGGCGATGGATTGAGTTTGACTGGCACACAGTTTAGTGCCTGTGTTGATGGAGTGACCACTGCCATCAACGGTTCAAATCAAATTTCAGTCAAAGCATCGGCCAACTTGACCACACCCAATATTGGAGCGGCCACTGGTACCAGTTTGAGCGTGACTGGCAATATTATAGGCGGCAATATTATTGTCACTGGCGTTATCACTGATAACACAGGCAATTTAGAACTACAAAGTGCCGCTACAAATGGCAATATCAATCTTACTCCCAACGGAAGTGGTAATGTTTACTCAGGTGCAAATTTACTGGTAACTGGATTTATTTCAGCAAGTGGTCAAATTGCCATAGCCAGTGTGACAGGCAACAGTGTTAGTACCACTGGTAATATTGCTGGTGGTTTTATATTTGGAAATGGCGCACTGTTAACTGGCATTGCTTCAAGTTATGGTAATGCCAACGTTGTGGCTAACTTGGCTGCATTGGGCAGCAATCCAGTATCAACCACAGGTAACGTAACTGGTGGTAATATCCTAACTGGCGGATTGATCTCAGCAGGTGGGCAAATTGCCATAGCCAGTGTGACAGGCAACAGTGTTAGTACCACTGGTAATATCGCTGGTGGTTTTATATTTGGTAACGGATCAGCATTAACTGGTATTACTGCCAGCGGTGGCGCATCTATTACAAACGGTACCAGTAATGTTGTTGTGGCAGCCAGTGGTAACGTTACAGTTGGGGTGGCTGGTACACCTGCTGTGGCTACTTTTGCCACAGCAGGTTTATATGTAACTGGCTTGGTCAGTGCAAGTGGTAACGTTACAGCTAACAATGGCATGTTTACCAACATCGTAAACGTAGCCAGCCATACAGGTAGTATTGTTTCTGTAACTGGTAACGTTACAGCTAACAATGGCATGTTTACCAACATCGTAAACGTAGCCAGCCATACAGGTGCTGTGGTATCAGTCACAGCCAACGTGACTGGCGGTAATATTATCACTGCTGGATTGATCTCGGCATCAGGTAACATAAACGTTGAAGGCAATGTGAATATTGGTAATGCTGACTCAGTCACTTGGGCCAATGCCTCGGGCATAAGAGTGTATACATACTATAACAACAATGCCTCAAGTTTAGACACAGTGTTCTTGTAAAATGGCAACAGCTTCAAGAATAATATCATCCGGGTCATTATTAGTCAGCGGCGAGTTTGACGAGGAAACTTCTATCTCTCCAGCAACATTTCGTACCACATCAACTGTTGTTTATGCCGCACAATTTGACGAAATTTCTTTTGTGCCGGGTAGCTGGATACTGTCAGGCAGTCAAGGTGTCACAGTTGGCAACAGTTCTGTATTTGCCTTGCCTGGAGACTTCACAGTTGAATTTTTCTTTTACCTGTCTTCGGTGCCATCAACAGAAATTGATTTTTGGGAATCGCAGACCAATACCACTTTTAGAATTTTAAAACGCGGATCAAGTTCGGGCCTGAGTTATGATGCCTATGGCGGAACATCGTACTTGATTGTGGCAGATGCCAGTATACCAACCAACGCTTGGAACCATGTGGCAGTGTCTCGCACAGGCACCACAGTACAAGCATACTTTAACGGAACCAGAACCATCAATCAAACAGACGCCACATCATTTGGTGCTCCTACTGCAAACTACAGTGTGGGATGTAGAGTCGGAGGAACCAACGGCCTGGCAGGATCTATTTCAAATTTTAGACTGATAACAGGTGCAGGCATGTACACAGGAGCAACCATTCCAGTACCATCAGCACCGTTAGGAAATGTTACCGGCACGCAACTGCTGTTGCCCACGCCCTACACAGGTGGTGCATTTTTTGACTATAGCACAAACAATTTCACCGTGACCAAAGTCAGCACACCAACCAGTGGATCAGGCGAACCGTTTACTGTGAACACTCCACAACGACTGACCAGTACTGGTATCCTGCAAGTTGCAGCTGATTTTGACGAAGTCAGTTTGACTGCCGGTGCCATTGCGTTCAACGACACAGCAGGTCAATACCTAAGCATAGCCAGTAATGCTGCATTTGGGTACGGCACAGGCGATTTTACTATAGAATGTTGGTTTTATGTCAATGCCTCATCAACAGGAATTAACTTTTACGATTCTAGAACAACTCAAACTGGCAATGGACTTAATATGAATATATCAGGCAATCCACCTGTGCCGGTGTATAGACCTCAGGGGGTAAATCAAATTACCGGATCTTCGTTGAGTTTTAACACATGGTATCATATTGCGTATGTTAGAATTTCTGGTGTGACCAAAATGTATGTCAATGGAACTCAGTCTGGCTCAACATACACAGACACACAAAATATTGCAACAGCAGCCATACGAATTGGGGCAAACTATAATGCAGGTGCAGTGTCAAACGGCTATATTAGCAATTTTAGAATACTCAAAGGTGAAGGATTATATACCACAACATTTACTCCACCACAGTCAGTGTTGGCATCTATCACCAACACACAGTTGTTGTTGAATGTGATTGACTCCGCCAACTTTATTACGGACAACAGCCCAAACGCATTCGCAGTGACCAACAATAATACAGTTGCCTGGACTGCTTCTGGACCATTTAATTCATAACAAGCACAGATAATAAATACACAACTATGGCAAAACTAGAATCCGGTACAAGAATTTACGGCAACATCACAATAGACACGTTTGTCACAGCCGTGGGCAACGTAACGGGTGGCAATTTGCTTACCGCTGGGCTATTTTCAGCAACTGGCAACGTCACAGCCAATAACGGTATGTTTACAAATATAGTAAACGTGGCCAGCCACACAGGTGCTGTAGTATCGGTAACTGGTAACGTTACTGCTAACAACGGTATGTTTACAAATATAGTAAACGTGGCCAGTCATACAGGTGCTGTGGTATCGGTTACAGGTAATGTGACTGGTGGCAATATCCTAACAGCCGGATTGATCTCAGCCACTGGCAATATCACTGTTGGGAATATCAGTGCTGTTGGTGGCATTGTGGGATTGATCAATCCGCGAACCATTACCACCACATCAAATGCGTCGGTTACTCCAAACATTGCTGTGTACGATCAATACAACTACACAGCATTGGCTGCCAATCTAACCATCAATGCACCCACAGGTAGCCCTGTGGATGGAAATAAAATATTGTTTAGAATTATAGACAACAACACTTCTAGGACTCTTACCTGGAACGCTACATATACTGCCATTGGGGTAACTCTGCCAACCGCAACCACAGCCAACAAAATGGTCTATGTAGGGTGTGTGTATAATTCAACAAACACTCGATGGGATGTAATTGCAGTAAGCACACAGACTTAATTAAAGAGGGCATGATGCAACAAGTCAAATACACAATTGAAACAAAATACGGTCCATATACAGATTGTATTGTATACCCAGATGATCAGATCAGGACTGAAGAAGAGATTGAAGCTGAAAAACTAAAAAGAGTCTCGGAGTGGTTTAGACATTGTTTTTCAGAAGAGTTTTCTGTTAACCCGCTTTAAGGAAATTTTAAATGGCAGATAGATATTGGAGAGGCGGCACAGGCACTTGGGCTACTACCACTACCAACTGGTCTGCTACATCTGGCGGCGCAGGCGGCGCTTCACTACCAACTGCTAACGATGATGTTTATATTGACGCCAACTCCAACACAGGAACTGGGGCATTTACTATCACAGTGTCGGCTACAGTAAATTGTCGAAGCATTAGTTTTGCCGCAGATGGCGTATGCACATTAGCACGCGGCACATCATCTATGAATATCAATGGCTCATGGTATAACAGTGCAACAAACTTTGCCATAACGGGTACAGGAACCACACAGTTTCTTAATAATGCCGGCCTGAACGGCGGCACTATAAATCATAACGGAATTGCTTGGCCGGGATCAGTAATCATATTTAATGGTGTTGGATGTACATGGACGTTGAACAGCAACGTCACTCAGAATAATACCACTGCCGGCATCACCCACACAGCAGGCGCGATTGACTTAAATGGGTATACCTGGTCTCTTTCTAGATACACTGCCTCCAGTGTTGTGAGCGCACGAGATGTGTATTTTAGAACAGGAGGAAGTTTCACTTTAATAGGTACTGTTGCTGGTGATACTGCGGTTAATATTTCTGGAACAAACTGGCGGTGCGATTGCCCGCGTGCCAATCCTTACAATGCCATAGCAGCAGGAGCAACAGGTGGATTCCGTCGTAGTATGGGAGTCACTACTACAATGGCAATTGGAACTGCTGTTGATAATGCGTCAGAAATGTATCCATATAACGCACCAAATCTCAGTATTACAGGCGGCTCTGCTGCTCTCACTTTAAACATATACTGCACAGTAAACAATTTAGATTTTACAGGGTACACCGGAACACCGGCCAGTGCTGGCACTCTCACTACCACTAGTCGAGCTGGCGGATTTGGTGTGTTTATAGCAGGAGACTGTACTTTTAATGCCACTGGCACCTACGGCAGTTTATTGATGACGTTTTATCGATTTGTTGACCAAGACACAACCACGGCTACATTTAATGCTCAGAGTAAAAGTCTTTCAGATGGTATTGGTATAATATTGCCTCAAGCTACCAATGGCACACAAACCACAATGTTGATAACCAACCCTCCGACAACATCTGGTAGTACTAATGTAGTTCAATTGGTAAAAGGTCGCATTCAGCTGTCAGCAGACTTTTTTGTGGGCATGTTTAGAAGCAGTTATACCAACGTCCGAGGTATTGATTTTGATGTGTATCGTATATTGCTTAATCAGACCACAGCAACCGCAAAGCTGAATGCTACCACTATTGATAATTTTGATTCCACTGGTGCAGGTGGGTTTGGACAATCAAATAACTCAGGCGGCATACTCACATGGGGCACAACCTCAGGAGCATCAGCTACCACAGCGGCACCCTACACAGCAACAGGCACTATGTCTACTGCATCGCTTGATCTTGGTGGCAGTCATTTTAAAAAGCTAGAGTTTGGGAGTGCCACCACAACTTTTCCCACTACGTCATTCTTTCTGTATGGCAATGCAACACTTGGAACTGGCTCATGGTCACTAGTGACCATGACCTATTATGGCTCAGGTGGAACAGATACCCTTACTACAAATAGCAGAATAATTGCTTCATTAACAGTAAATGCACCAGGATCAACTCTATCATTGAGTGGTGCGTTAACCTGTGGCACAGCCTCAGCAGGTGGACTCACACTGACATATGGAACTTTACAAACAAACGATAACACATTATCCATGACTACGTTCACGGTGCCCTCGCCTTCTGTTTACACAAGAACATTGGCGTTGGGCTCTTCTCAGTGCCCGCTAATATCAACCACAGCAGCAACTGTAATCTACAATGCTCCTGATGCAGCCAATTTTACAATAACAGGCTCGGGTGGGTTCACAAGATCACTTAATGCAACTGCTACTATCAGCAGTTGCAGTACAAACAACATTTCATCTGGATTTACTGGACTGCCTACATTTACTTTTCCAGCAGGGTCTGGTGCAGTAACTTTTAGTACTAGCAGTCAAATTTACTCTCTTAATTTTACCGGGGGGACGTCAACTGTGACAGGCTCTTCGATACAGATTTATGGAGATACTGTTCAGCTTTTTTCAACAGGCACGTATACCGGTCTCAATGTTATATTAAAATCACAAGGAACACAAAATGTTTACGGTAACAGTAAAACTCTAGGAACCCTACAGGTGTCGGGTGCAGTGTCAGGAGCATCAATAGTTGGCACCACGAGTTTTCAGAATGCTATTGGGTGTAGTACATTTACTCACTCTACAGGCGGCATTTATCTAGAGGGTTATGTTGCAATTACATGTACTAGTTTGGACAGTTCGGGGTCAGGCGTTAGAGAAGTTAGTGGAAACAACTCACTGCTGGGCGCTGGTTGGACAATTGCCACCAACAATGCAACTATAATGCAATTAAATGCGACAAATCTTACTCTTAGTACTTCATTATATTTCAATTTGTCATATGCAGGTGCAGTTGGTACTCGGACTATTATACTAACAAACTTTACAGCAGCTGATACGTATCTGATAGCGATCTCTACTAATAACGTGGACACTAATGCCGCTCGCAATATCTATATTAATCCTGCTGCAACAGACACAGTTGCAATACAAGGTGCATGGAAAGACATGAGTCTCAGTGACGGTTGGGCAGGAACACTCTCTACAGGCACAGGATTAACGTTATATGGTAATCTTGTCTTGGGTGGTTCAGTCAATACTACCAGCACCACATCTGCATTGACGTTTGCTCCTACCACTGGAAGAAACGTAACAACCAGTGGCAGAACTATTAATTTTCCAATTACATTTACCACTGTGGGTACAAACTCACTCAATTTTCAAGATGCATTAGTCATGTCAAGTTTAAGAGCATTAACAATTACCAATGGTGGCATTATAAGGTTCTTTAGCGGTACTACCAATATTGTGGGTTCATTTGTTACTACCGGTACTACAATGAAGTATTTGCAATCTAGTACCAGTGGTTCTCAGGCCACAATATCTGCTGCAAGCGGCACATTTCTAGTCACCTACTTGAGCATCAAAGACAGTGCTGCAACTGGTGGCGCAATATGGAATGCAACCGATCCAACCAACGTAGATCAAGGCAACAATACTGGTTGGTTATTTCCTGGTGGCGCCACCGGAAACATGTTCATGCTATTTTAACTGACCAACAGTTCTGCTGATTCCATAGCAGTTAGTTTCTGTTGCACTGCTTGTAAATTCACTGTGTTCCACAGGCCAGGATGCAATGGTCTAGGCCAATGTCCGGACGCAATCCAGGCATATCCCCAGTGCTCATGATTGAGCTCCGGCACAAACTCATAGTCAACTTGGCACCAGAAAGTATGATATTCAAACATGCCATCTGGTGAAGTGAATTTTTCAATAGGCACAAGTTTGTGACATTCAGGCATGCTGCCCAGTTCTTCTGTGCATTCTCTTTCCACAGACTCCAGTAAGTTTTCACCAGGTTCGGCCTTGCCACCAGCCAGCCCCCAGGTGTTGGGATACTTTGAATCGTTCCTCAGCAGATAAAGATAACGCTGAGTTCTAGCACAGTAGAACCACACACCCACTGCTTTTATAATATCAGATTCCACGAGCCTCCCGCATACAATCCGTCAATGCTTTTCACCCACTCTGTGCTGGTCCATTTGTACTGTATGCCAGTGGTAAGATTGGTCACATACTGCACATCTGCTAGATTTTGACTGTCAAACACCACAACCCATCGTGTGCCGTTGTACTCAATGATGTCATTGGCATTGGCCAACAAGGGTTGTCCGCTGGTACCTTGCCAGGCCAAGGGGTTCTGCATGTTGTTGGTGTTGCCTGTGCCTTGTGTGAGCAGGTATCGCTGTCCAGTTAGGCTTGAATCCAAGCCATCTTCGGGTGCTGACGTCTGTGGATTGATCACAGAGTCTATAGGGTCTAGTGTGTTTTGTGGTGTGGTATCAGGATCCACATTAAAAATAATCAATCGATCGTCAGCAGGGTTTATAGATATTGTGCCCACAATTGAACTGTCTGGATCCCAGGGATTGTCTAGTGTAATATAACTGATTCCGGGACGCAACACACCATATGCTTCAATCACAGTGGGCCAGGTAATCTGTGTGGCTTCTACCACAGGGAATGTAAACGGAGCCAGGCTGGTATTGGGTTGGCTGATCACAGCATAAGGTTGCAACACTTGCAGTTGTCCATCCATCAACAACACTTGATATCCAAATGGTGTGACTTTGAGTCTGGTTCCCAGCAGCAGATCATTGTCCAAAACTGCATTGCTGGCATCACCATTGGCATCGTAAATTGATGCAATAATGCGTTCCACCACACCCAATTTTTTAACTTTGGCCGGAGACGAAATCCAAATTGGAATGTTAAATGTCAGTGTCATGATGTCAATGGGATTTTCTGTGCCTTGTGGTATCTGTCTTGATGACCACTGCACACGTTCCAATTCCACCACACTCAATGAAGTCCAGTCAATGTAGTTGTCGGAGCTTTGTATTTCCAATGCTGGGTTGAACAGTGTGGCAATTTGTTCAAACAACTGCATTTTTTGATTGGTGTTTGATGTCCAGATGTCCAAGTTAATGGTCATCTTGTATGGCACTGGCATCAGTCTTTCAATCGTAAACGCATTGCCTTGTGTGGTTTCATATGTGTCAGTTGACTGATCATATGTGCGTTGGCGCACCTGCATCTTGTTCACGTGATAAGGCTCTTGCATCCTTGGACGATCATAGTCCAGTCCTGCAATGTAAAATGTCATGAGTGGTGTGCTTGGCAAAGAGTTTGCAGAGTTCTGCTGCATGATGGTTTGTGCTTGTCGTGTGGCATCACCATAGCGTACTGGCACACGAATTAGGTCTCTAGTGCCTTGTTCGTTGCGCCCATACTCAATTTCAAACAAGCTGATCATGCGTGTGAACTGTAGCAGGTATCTGCGTATTTGTTCGTCGAAAAAAAACATCTGTGCCATGTTAACTTGATCTCTGTCCTGGTTGTGTTGGCGGATATGGATTTGGTTCCAAATCTCCACCTTGATCGCCGTTGGCCATATTGGGTTGCAACGCTTCGCTGAGACTTTGTCTGCTGGGGATTGGACCAAGGTCTGTAGTATTCACAGTGTATGTATTGTTCACAAAGCTGGAGCGTAAAGTATTGTTGTTTGATCCCGGAGTGAGTTGTGTACGAACATCACTTTCAATCTTAACCCATGATCTTCCATTGAATCTAAACAGTCTATTGGGAAAGTAATCCAGTCTCAATGCATACTGTCCAGCCAATGGAGTGACTGGAAAGTTAACACCAGCAGTGACCGGCAAACCATTGGGAGTTTTGCCATCGCCGGTCAAGTAGCCAGCAGTATAGCCATCTCCACGTGGACTGTTGCCTTCGTTGGCCACGGTTCTTGATCCATCACTGAATGTGTAGTCAGCAGTGTAAGTGGCTGAGTTGGGATTGGCAGGAGTGCCATCGGGGTTGGTGGCCACAATGTAAAATTTCACAACGTCAAATCCTGACTTTGGAACTTCAGCTTCGGCTTGCACCAGGATGGCATCGTTGATTTGGAGATCTTTGGGTCTGGTACTCATTCGGTCTGCTAGTGTAGCAGGGTTTGATTTTTCAGTCCAGTATTCTGTATTGGTAATGTCCGTTCCAGGTGGCACATTTTTGTTGCTGATGTAATAGGTATCTCCACTTAGCACTGTGGTGCCTCCAGGGTAAAAGTTTCCATCGTCCCAGATGTTGATTGGTTCAAAAGGTTCCTTGGTAATTTCATTGTATTCCTGTGCATTAACCATGGGAGTGGCCTTCACACGCCACAAGTGTGGCAACCAAGTTTGACTGAAGCCTTCACTTGCAAATGCCGCATCTTGTATCACATAAAACTTTGGCAGTGCTCTGGGTATGGTTGAATCCAATGGATTATAATCACGTAAGTTTGGCAGCTCCAATACATCACCACTCATGAGTTTTCTACCCATGGTATCAATCATTCTGTTGTAGTGGAACGTGATAAAGATAGTGTCGTTGTTCAAAAACAAACCAAATTGCGTCAAGTCAAAGTCAATGTCTTGTGTGTTGTACACACCACGCATGACATACACATCAGGATCGTACTTGCGATCTCTGTTTTCTAACAACAGCAAATCTTCAATAAACAGCGGATTGCTTTCATTGTAAATTGGCAATGTGGCATCATTATTGCCTTCTGCATATCCTGGGCCGTCTGTGATTGGGCCCATGTATTTGTGCAAGTAACAATCGACGCCTCCTACAGTATATTGTTCGGCGATAATCTTGTCAAAATATTGATAGTCGGCCGTCCGGTTAGGCCTGTACATGGAAAGTCTAGGCAATTTGTTCTCCTATTTTGTCTATGCTATTGTCTCCTCTAAGGCTCCGGGGAATAATATGATGGTTCTCTGTATAAACATCTCGTGGCAAAATTCGAAACTTTGCTCGTTCGATAATTTGATTGTACCAACGTGTGTATTTGCTGTCATTGAAGATCATGCAGTATTTAGTTATAGGTTGACCAATAATTCCCAACCTGCTATACTTTGGGTATGAAAGTAGTAAAACTAAACCGCAGATTCCGCCAATACAAAAATCACGGGCATGTGATTGCTGTGCGCTGTGATACTTGGCTTGGGGAAGGCGTTCCTCTTGAAAAAATATGCGATGCCAAACTAGGAAGCCGAGGTTACATGCCCGACAATGACTGGCATGCATATTTTGGCAAGGCTAATGGTCGCGGCCTTCGCCCGTTTTGGATCACATTCCGCCGGGAATCAGATCTTACTTTAGTACTACTTTCTGCCCAATTGACCAATAAATCCTAACATGCTATAATACACACTTGTTCACTACAGGAGCCTGTATGCAAAAGGCAGCAAATTTTGTTGCAAAGTACTCTACTGCCAACAAGTCCAAGGCTGTATTGCCCTATGACAAAATAAAAGCCACGGAAAAATGGCTGGAGTACAGCCTGGACATTGTTGACATGAATAAAATTTTGATGAAGTCAGATTTTAACACCAAATGGCAATTGATGGAGGCATTGGACATTGCAGAACGCAAACGCAAATACATGTACAACCACAAAAACTTTGAACTCAAACGTGCCATGCGTTTGTTTGACCTCTGCCGAAATTTAACTACAAATAAGTAAGGACACACATGAGCACCACATTCAAAATCAAACTGCTAAACCCCCGCAGTTCCGACACCAACATCTTGGGCATGGAGCCAACCTGGCAGGTCCAGCCCACAGAGTATCGCACCAGCCGATTGAGCAAAGCATTTTCCTGGTACAACTATTTCTACGGCAAAAAAGATGCCCGGGACATGATTGTGAACTATTTGGAAGCACATGATCGCAAATCTGATGTGCGACTGCTCAAAGGAATCCCAGACTCAGCAATTCGACTGACCACAGGCTGGCTGTGCCGCATGAGCATGGTGGGCTTGGAATTGCATGATGCAGAACAACTCAAATTGCAAAACCAATTGCGAGAAATACTGGACAGCAAGCAAAACGAAGTTGCGCCCGAAGCAGTAGTAGAAGATGCTACACCAAGAATTACTATTCAAGACAGACTGCGCGAAAAAGCGTCAGAGTGCAACGGTGAACTGGATGGCATGTTTGACGAGTTTATGTTGAGCGGTGCCAAAATGACAGCGGACTTCAAGCCTGTCACAATCATGCGTGGGCTTAATGTAGCACCGCAAATGATCAGTCAAATTGCCGACAACTGGAAGCGCAAACTCACAGAGTTCGAAGCAGTGGTTGAGGGCAAGGATGCACAATTGGTAGAAGCCTACAGTTACCTTTCCAAAATACAACTTCGCAATGTCATAAAGTTTTGCGAAGCCGTTGTGAACGACTGCGGTGCTTATGTGCAGATCAAGAAAGTGGAACGCAAGCCACGCAAGGTCAAGGCAGTGCCACCCGAAAAGCGAGCAGCCAAGTTTAAGATTCTGGCAGAATTTGCAGAGCTCAAACTCAAGAGTCAGCCGGCTGCAAGCCTTGTGGACAAAAGTGAAGCCTGGTTGTATGACAGCAAAAAACGCAAGCTCATCCACCTGGTGGCGGACAGCCACACACAGTCTTTCACTGTAAAGAACAACTCAATCATTGGATTTTCAACTGTGGAAACAGTACAAAAGACACTGCGCAAGCCAGCAGAACAGCTCAAGGGCATTGTGGGTGCAGGCAAGCCGGCTGCTCGTAAAGCATTTAAGGATATCAAAGCCACAGAAACTGCATGGAATGCCCGTGGCACAGAGAACTTGATCATCATTAAGAGCTGGTAAATATAGGGACCAGGAGTCCCTATGGCAGAAACTGCATTAGATTTAATCACTTTAAAAAATTCGTTGTTTGAGTATGTGGGCCTAACTTTAGGTGATCAGATTGTTGATCTCGAGTTAGATCCAGCTCACTACGAAGCCGCGTACACAAGAACAATTGGCACTTACCGCCAACGAGCCAACAATGCCTATGAAGAAAGCTACAGCTTCATGAAGTTGGTGGACAACATGAACATCTACACACTGCCACAAGAAGTTCAAAGTGTACGACAAGTGTTTCGCAGAACGTTTGGCGCCGGCGTCACTGGACAAGGTTCAAACTTTGATCCGTTTAGCCAAGCACAAATGAATGTGTACTTGATCAATTTCAACCAAGCAGGCGGCTTGGCCACATACGATTTTTACAGTCAATATGTAGAACTAGCTGCCAGGATGTTTGGTGGGTTCTATGTTTACACCTGGAACCCTGTCACAAAGAAATTGCAATTGATGCGCAATCCAGTTGGTGGTGGCGAAACAGTGTTGTTATGGACATACAATCTAAAACCTGAAGTCAATCTCTTGAGTGACTATCAAATCAACCAATGGATCCGTGACTACATGGTAGCTGCCTGTAAAATGATCATTGGTGAAGCTCGTGAAAAATTTGGCACTATCGCCGGACCACAAGGTGGCGGCACTCTAAATGGCGCCGCACTAAAGGCCGAAGCCAAAGCCGAAATTGATTCGTTAATTTTACAATTGGTAAACTATGTTGATGGATCACAGCCCTTGACCTGGGTTATTGGTTAACACAGCATAGACAACCAGTCATAAATCTGTTATAATCATCAAATGGACTTGATGATTGATCTTGAGGGCTTGGGAACAGGCCCTGACACTACTATTCTTACCATTGCCGCTCAGGCGTTTGATCCGTTTGGCTCTGGCTATTACGAGCAATCATTCTATGCCAGAGTCACTTTGGAAAGCCAAGAAACTCGTAGCATACAGCAAGGCACCATAGAATGGTGGGCCACGCAACCTGCTGTGGTGCGTGACGAAGCATTTGCTGAAGAAGATCGAATCCCACTGGATCAAGCATTGGACGGCTTGGGCCGACTAATTTGGCACGCCAAGCGTGTGTGGGCCCAAGGCCCCACATACGACATGAACATCCTGGAACATGCCTACAAAAGCTATAACAAACCCTTGCCCTGGCAGTACTACATGGTACGAGACAGCCGCACAGTGTTCTCATTATGGCCCGATCAACCCATGCCCCCAGCCACACACCATGCGTTAGAAGACTGCCGCAGACAAATTGGCATGTTACAAAATACACTTAAATACCTCAACGTTCGGGAGTTGAAATGATCATTGGCATCTGTGGATTTATTGGGTCTGGTAAGGACACCATTGCTGACTATCTGGTAAATTTGCATCACTTTCGCAGAGAAAGTTTTGCAAGCACACTAAAAGATGCTGTGGCACAAGTGTTTGGATGGGATAGAACCATGCTGGAAGGGCGCACAAAACAAGCTCGTGAATGGCGCGAGCGTGTGGATCCATGGTGGGCAGAACGACTGGGCATGCCCACACTAACACCACGTTGGATCTTGCAATACTGGGGTACAGAAGTGTGCAGAGCCGGCTTTCATGATGACATTTGGATTGCCAGCTTGGAAAACAAACTACGACACAGCCAAGATGATGTAGTAATTTCAGACTGCCGCTTCCCCAACGAAATTCTAGCTATCAAAAACGCCGGTGGGCGTGTGATCCGTGTGGTGCGCGGCACCGAGCCCCCTTGGTATAACTCAGCTGTGAGTGTTAATCGTGGCGCTAACGGCAATTCAACCTGGGCACTAAGTCAGCGCAAGTTAGAAAAGCTAGGTATTCATGCGTCAGAAACTGCATGGGTAGGAACTGATTTTGATGCTGTGCTAGACAACAATGGCACTCTCGACGACTTGTACCAACAGGTCAAAACACTGGCAAACACCTAACGATCAACTTGTAGATCGCCTTGTGCCCAGGGCAAGTCCATGCGTTTGACTTCCTCAACACAATTCAAACAAATTGTTCTGAGATTTGTGAGCGTGGTGTTTTTCATATTGCCATCCACATGAAAAACTAACAGTTGACTGGCATATCTTGATTTAAAACCACATCGGTCGCATGTGGTTTTTTTCTTGTATCCTGCACGTTTCCACAATGCGTCTGGCAGTGGTATTTTCTTCTTGCGTCTAATGCAATGGTCGCACAGCTTTCTATACTGTGTTTTGGTTTCAGTATGGTATGCAATTGCCCTAAATCTTTGGTTGCAACTCAAGCACATTGGTCTAATCATGCTAGTATTTATAAGCAAACCTACTAAGTAGGGCTCAGCAACCACCGGTGTTTTGGGCTTCTACGATAAATATCTGTAAGTTTTAAAAGGAGCCACCATGGCACTAGTTTCACCAGGCGTACAAGTCTCTATCATCGATGAAAGCAATTACATTTCATCAGCTACTAATTCAGTACCGTATTTTTTAATTGCCACAGCGCAAAATAAAGCTTCGGGTTCGGGAGTTGGTGTAGCCGCGGGTACCACCGCAGCCAATGCTAACAAAGCATATTTAATCACCAGTCAACGTGATTTAACTGCTACATTTGGCAATCCGTTCTTCTACAAGACCACTACTGGTACTCCGATCAATGGATATGAGCTTAACGAATATGGACTGCTTGCTGCTTATTCAGCACTGGGCATTACCAATCGTGCGTATGTGCAACGTTGTGATATTGACCTAACCGAACTCACAGCTTCTTTGGTGCGCCCTACTGGTGAACCAAACAACGGCGCATACTGGTTAGATACCGCAAATACTCTGTGGGGAATTTTTGAATGGAACTCAACTACTGCTGCATTTACTAACAAAGTGCCAGGAGTAATTACTGATACCACAGACCTAACAGGTGATGTACCATCAACCAGTTATGGCAGCATTGGTGATTATGCTGTGGTTGCAACCAACACAGCCAATCCTATCTACTACAAAAATGGTGCAGCTACTAGTGCTCAAACTACTGCTAGTACACTGTACAATTTGTACAACACTTGGGTGCCAGTTGGCGGCAATGATTGGAAACTGAGTTGGCCTACCATAATTGGTCAAAATGCAGTGGTGTCTGATTTGACTGCCAGTAACACTATTGTGATCAACGGCGACACAGTAACTGTGCCTGTATCACCAAATAATGACATTGCTGGATTGAGTGCAGCCATTAACTCTGCTGCCATTATTGGTGTATACTCAGCAGTAGTTGACAACAAACTGCAATTGTTTGCAGATGCCACTGCTACCGCAGATGGATCAACTGCAAATGATGGACTTATTGTGATTTCTAGTACCGGTAGTACTGCTGGCTTGTTAACTACTTTGGGATTGACTGCCGACGAAACATACTATGCACCTACTCTACAACAAAGTCCCAACTACACAGTACCACGTTGGAGAACCACTGACACTCAACCACGTCCAACTGGATCAGTTTGGAACAAGATAACTGCTTCCAACCTTGGCACATCAATGGTAGTGAAGAAATATTCAGCTCCGTTAGGTGCTTTTGTTCAACAAACAGCACTGGTATACGCAGATGACTGGTCAGCAAATGCAGCATATGATGCATCAGGTGGTGGTAAAAATATTCCAGCTGGATCAACTTATACTCAATATAACGTGACTCCAGAAGACAGTGGTGACACACAATATCCCTACAACAACACCTATACCTTGCAGGTATTTGAACGACTAACTCTTGGCGCAACTGTTGTGACAGGTGATAATGATGCTCCAGTATTTGTAAACGGTAACACATTTACCATTCAAACATCCACTGCTAACAGCACCACATTGACTTCTCCAGTTACTGTTACCTTGGGTGGCACCACTGTTGCTGCTTTCATACAGGCTGTGAGTGCTGCCAATGTGCCCGGTGTGAGTGCATCCGTTAACAGCGATGGATATATTGTGTTTACACAAAGCATCGGCGGTGTAATTGTGTTGCAAAACACATTTGGAACACCAGTAGCAGCAGCAGGATTCACCAACGTAGTGACTGGTTGCAGAAATTCTGTAATTGATGACGAAAATCAACTGTTGCTGAGCGGATGGGTTGCATTGGATTACGTTGCAAGCTCAACAGCAATTGACCAAGATCCTGCTGATGGACGCTACTGGTATTATTCAGCTACCAATCAAGTTGACATCATGATTCAAGGTGGCACCGGTTGGGTTGGTTACAGAAATGAAACCAACGATGTGCGCGGCGACAATCTCAGTTTAACTGATCCAAATGGTCCGCAAATTAGCGCCAGTGCTCCTACCACACAAAGTGATGGCACAACTGACCTGGCTTATGGTGACTTGTGGATTGATACCAGTAATTTGGAAATCTATCCTGTGATCAATCGTTGGTCTAATGTGGATGGAGTTGACCAGTGGGTAACAATTGACAATACTGATCAAACCACAGAAAATGGTGTGTTGTTTGCAGATGCTCGTTGGAGCTCTACAGGTACAGTGAATCCTATCACCGGAGCATTGCCAACAATCAAGAGTTTGTTAACCAGTGATTACCTAGACGTTGATGCTCCTGATTATACCTTGTATCCATCAGGAATGTTGCTGTTTAACACACGTCGTTCTGGATTCAATGTTAAGTCATTCCAGACTGATTATTTCAATGCAGCTGACTTTGCATATGACACATACAGCGCCACTACTCAATATGCCATTGGCGATGCAGTGTTGTACAACACAGTGTTGTATGTGGCAATTGCTGTGCCTCCAACAGGAACAGCACCTTCAAACACAGCATACTGGGATCCATTGCAAACCAACTCATGGGTCACTGCCAGTGGCAACAAAGACAATGGCGCACCAAACATGGGTCGCTTTGCGCAACGTGCTTTGATTGTGGCAGCATTGAAGTCAGGCATTGACACCAGTGTTACCATTAGAGAAGAACAAGTGCAATTTAACTTGATTGCATGTACTGCTTATCCTGAGTTGATTACCAACATGGTTGCACTCAGCAACGAAAGAAACAACACTGCGTTTGTGGTTGGTGATACACCAATGCGTTTGCCAGGTACTGGTAACGACATTGTGACATGGGCAACCAACAATGCTGGTGATGGCTATGTAACAGGCGACGGCTTGGTAACCAGCTCTCCATACTTGGGTGTGTTTTGGCCAAGTTGCCGAACTGTTGACTTAAGCGGTAGCAGTGTGGTCACAGCACCAAGTCACATGATGGTTAGAACAATCATCCGCAGTGACGAAGTGAGCTATCCATGGTTGGCACCAGCTGGCACACGTCGCGGTGTAATTGACAATGCAGATGCAATTGGTTATATCAACGGACAAACTGGTGAGTTTGTGACCATTGGTGTGAATCAAGGCCTGCGTGATGTGTTGTATGTGAATGACATCAACCCAATTACGTTTGTGCCAGGTGTGGGTATCACAAACTTTGGTAACAAAACAGTGTATGCTCCAACCACATCACTGGATCGTATTAACGTTGCACGATTGGTATGCTTTATTAGATCAAGACTTGAAGAAATTGGTAAACAATTCTTGTTTGAGCCAAACGATCAGATCACCAGAGATGAAATTAAAAATTCTGTAAATGGTTTGATGATTGATTTGATTGCCAAACGTGGTATCTATGACTTCTTGGTTGTGTGCGATGACACCAACAACACACCAGCAAGAATTGACGCCAACGAGTTGTGGGTTGACATTGCAATTGAGCCAATGAAGGCAGTGGAATTCATCTACATTCCAATCCGTCTCAAGAACACTGGCGAAATTGCAGCAGGTTCAGTGGCCACTGCTCAGGCAGCTTAACGGCACCGCTAGACAACAAAATGGGGTGGCAACACCCCATTTTTTTTGGTCCGAGATCTCATAAATAACATTATAGGAGATAACACTATGGCCGTTGCATCATTAACAAGAATGACAGTGCCCTTGGCTAGCGATCAAAGCGCCAGCAACCAAGGGTTACTCATGCCTAAACTTAAATATCGCTTTAGAGTGATATTTGAAAACTTCGGAGTGAGCACACCCCGAACAGAATTGACAAAACAAGTCATGGACTTCAAACGTCCTAGCTTGCAATTTGAAGACATTGAAATCCCAATCTACAACAGTAGATTGCATTTGGCTGGACGTGCCACATGGAACGATGTCACTTGCACCTTGCGTGATGACGCATCGGGTGCAGTTACTCGATTGGTTGGCGAACAAGTACAGAAACAAATGGACTTCATGGAAATGGCATCTGCTGCTTCTGGTATTGACTACAAGTTCACCACACGTTTTGAAGTACTCGACGGCGGCAATGGCGCATCAGACGCTATTGTGTTAGAAACATGGGAACTGTATGGTTGCTATTTGCAACAGGCCGACTACGGCGACATGGCATACAGCTCAAACGATCCTGCCACAATTGCAATGACCATCAAGTATGACAACGCCAATCAAACACCTAACGGTACTGGTATTGGTACAGTTGTTGCTCGTACAGTAAATGACGTTGTAACGGGATAATCTTTTATGGCCTTTGGGCAAGATTTTCTCAAAGGATTTTTTGGTGGGCAAGGTCTTAAAGATTATGCCCACGCTTCAAAAACGTTCCTTACAAATGGATATGAACTTGCTCCGCGGAACAAGTTCTTATTCCACGTATACTTTAACATCAACACCAGTGAAGTTCCTACCTTGGCGTCGGTGTTTCCCGAAGGTGATAAAAGTTCCTTGAGTTTGTTGGTCAAAACAATTCAGTTGCCATCATTCTCAATTGATACTGAAACACTCAATCAATACAATCGCAAACGTGTAATCCAAAAGAAAATCAACTACCAGCCGGTGCAAGTTGAATTTCATGATGACGGTGGCGACCTCAGTCGTAACATGTGGTACAACTACTACAGTTACTACTACAAAGATTCCAATCAACAGTACGGTTCGGCCAGCAATCAAAATGGCAGTATAGGTTCAGTAGCCAACGAACCTGGATTTGCCTACGGCGTTAGAGACATCTATGCCAACAACCGCACAGTCAACGATTGGGGATTTATTGGTGAGTCATACAGTCAAGGCAATGCAGGCGGTCCTGGTGTAGGGTCAGGTGGCAATCAGTCGTCAGGCAAGCCACCATTCTTTAGAGACATTACCATATACGGTATGGACCAACACAAGTTTGCCAGTTATGTACTGATCAATCCATTGATCAAAACATGGGACCACGACACCTACAGCTATGCTGAAAGCGGCGGCATCATGAGCAACAAGATGACCATTGAATATGAAACTGTAAAGTACTATTCAGGTGCCATTGGCGGCTCAAGACCAGATACCAATGTGAAAGGGTTTGCAGACCCAGCACACTACGACAACATTAGATCAAGTTTGGCACGGCCAGGTTCTACTAGATCAGTATTGGGGCAAGGCGGCTTGTTGGATGCAGGTGTGGGCATTGTGGAAGATTTACAAAGTGGTGGCGTGGCCGGCATTATTGGTGCAATACAAAAAGGTGGAACAGCCGTCAACACATTCAAAGGTGTGAATCTCAAGAGTGTGGTCAACGAAGAAGCCAACATTGCACTCAAAGGTGCAATTAGAAACAGCATACCAGCTGCTGTTCGTCAGCAGCCGGGTGGGTCTGGTGGTTTTGTATTTCCTAGATCGCCAGGAGGATAACCATGGGCGGCACAGTCAATGTTGTTAATCCAGGCACAGATCTTACTGTTAGAATTTTTGATAATTTTTACGAATACGAACAGTTTGTAAATGCCGAAGAGTATGATGTTGTGTACAGCTATCTCAAAAGTGTGTTCACAACCGATCAAGCAGCCGGTAATTTCACAGTGGCATTGTTTAGAATTGCCAATGAAACCAGAACCAACGTACTCACTGTGCTGGCATCGTTGGAAGGCCAAGACTCAATCACTCTCACACAGACCCTGTGTTACTATCTCAACAGCATGAGAAACGCCAGCACCTTGTTGGGGTTTGGTGCGTCAGTTACTTCCAACTACTACACTGCAAGAAACGTGTTATCATGAGCCGCTGGGCAAACGGCATATACGCTCTCACCAATCCAGACAAATATGTGGGCAAGGGTCAGCCTAGATATCGGTCAGGGTGGGAACATGCATTTTTCAGATTCTGCGATAACAACAATTTTGTCTTGCAATGGGCCAGTGAAAGCATTGCAATACCCTACAGAAATCCTCTTACAGGCAAAATGAGTCAGTACATACCTGACATCCTGATGACCTACAAAACCAAAGACAACAAAGTAAAAGCAGAGCTGATTGAAATCAAACCCAAAAAACAAAGTGTGATTGAATCCAACATGAGCACACGAGAACGTGCTGTTGTGGCCATAAACTATGCCAAATGGGCAGCAGCCCAGGCCTGGTGCAAAAAGAACGGGCTAGTATTCAGAGTAATAACCGAAGATCAAATGTTCCACAAAGGCGGCAAATAGCCCACTGTGGTTGTTTTCTGAGTAAATACGGTATGCGTAAATTAGAAGAACTGTTTGACCTTCCGTCTGACGATCCTGTTCAGTCTGAACAGCCTACTATTGAACAAACTCAAGCATACATAGCCGAAGTAAATTCAACCATGGACAAGATAGATGCAGCTTTGCCCATGGTAAAAAGTCTTGAAGCCAGTGACCAAGAAATGGATGCACTGGCGCAAAAAGCCACAGACAGCTTTGATAACTTGATGGACTTGGGCTACAATGTAGACAGTCGTTTTGCTGCTGAAATATTTGCTGTGGCCGGTGCCATGCTGGGACATGCTCTTACTGCCAAAACTGCCAAGCTAAACAAAAAATTAAAAATGATTGATCTGCAATTGAAAAAAGCTCGACTTGATCAAACAGCAGGAGACGGCAGTATACCCACTCATACCGGTCAAGGTCATGTGTTAGATCGCAATGAAATCTTAGAAAGACTCATTGGTGATAGAAGAACAAACAGTAAAAAAGAATAAATATCACATAGGATATCCATATGAAAACATTTCATCAGTACATAGTAGAAAGCGAACGCACATACAACTACAGGATCAAAATCTTAGGTGATGTGCCTACAGGATTTGTTAAAAATCTTGAAGAAAAAATGGCGCAATTTGATGTTGTCAATATGTCACGCCCAAAAACCACACCAGTGCAAAAACTTATTAAAGATTTTCCTGGCGCAGAAAATGAAAGCATGACATTTGTTGATGTTAATTTTCGATATCCTGCAATTGAACCACAGATCAAACAGCTGGCACAGCTACTGGGATTCAATCCCAACCGCATTGCCATGCAAACTCGTGAGTATGATGAAAGCATCAGCAACGAAATATCAAGTATTGAAGCACAGAACAAAGACCTGTTGGCCAACACCGACTATCCTGCTCCCGATGCTGAACAACGAGCACTCAAGAAAGACTATTCAACTGGCCCATATGACCATGCTGTGTTGAAAAATGCTTACCGTAGTGATTTTACTATTGCTGGTCAGAAGACTCCCCCTGCCAAGACCACCAATGAAATTCCCCAGGGCAACAAGAGCCCTATGACCAACATCAAGCGTCAACCCAAACCAGCTACTGGTGCCCACCCAAGAGGATAATCAAAATGACATTTTTTTACGACTTAAACAAACGACTGGCCGACCTAGGTCAAAAACAAACTCTTGCAGAGAATTCAGTACCTGCTACTAAACCCAAGAGCGAGTTAGCACAAACACTAAATGAGCGTGACATGGGCAAGCATAACAATGCTACCACAGGTTTCAAAGCTCTTGCTAAGAAAGCTGGCGGCGGTGAAAAAGGCGAACGGATTGCCGGTGCACAATTCCAAAAGATGAAGAAAGCTGGTCAGCTAGAAGAAGAAGGCATGAGTCGTGCTGCCAAAGGATATGAAAAGTATGGCAAAGAAGGCATGCAAGCATTGGCCAAAGCCGGCCGCGAAGGCAAGGCATTAGATCCTGTTCGCAACAGATACGACAAATACGACGAAGGCATGGGCAATGTGGCCAAGAAAGTTGGCGGTATGGCCAAGAAAGTTGGCGGCGCTGTGTTAAACAAATTAGGCCACGGCGACGATGCTGAAATGATGCGTGACCTGCAACGTAAGATGGGTGTGCCACAAACAGGCAAGAAGCCAGAACAAAAAACAACCGAAGCTGCCAAATACCGTGACCCAAAGTACAAAGACAAATTGTACACAGTAGAACCACTAGACTACACCTACGGCCCTGACGCCGATGAGCTCTATTATAATCCAAAACCCGATGACTATGAAGGTAGAAAACGCAAAATAGGCGGTAGCGAATTTGACCACAACGATCCACTACGCAAGGGCTTTGGGCGCGGCGGCAGCGGCAGTCCTGTAGAAAAAGGACCAAGAAAAGGCTTGCCATTACGTAGTCAAATCTCCAGTCTCAAAGGCAGTATAAAAGCCGCACAAGGTACACATGCAGAACCCAATCTGCCAGAGGCCGGGGCGTCAATGACACCTAAGCAAAAGTCATTTGCCAAACTTGCGCCTCCTGCAAACAAAATTACTTTTGCCGACAAGATTGCCGGCGCCAAAAAAGAAGTTGACGAAATGCTAGGTGATGTAGCTGCTGAAGCTATCAAGGGTGCATTAAGTGGCGGCCAGAAAAAACTAGACCGCAATCAAAATGGCAAACTTGATGCCACTGACTTTGAAATGTTGCGCAAAGGTGTCAAGAAACAAACAGCTGACGAAAGCAGTGCCGACAATGCATTCACAGCACACAAGCGTCCTCGTATTGATGCTCCTAAAGTTGGCACAGTTGATCGTGGGCACAAACACGACATCGAACATACAGCTACAGGTCGTAAAGTAACTCGTAGAGTGGATGACCAAGGACATTCAGTGGGAGCCGATGACGCGTCTGATGCTCAACCACAAGCTCGCGGCCGCGGAAGACCAGCTGGTACAGGCAGCAAGATGGGCGCCAAAGGACCATCAGGCAAGAGCAAGTTGATGACCAAAGAAAATGACTTTGATCCAGCAGAAAAAGGCGAATACGACCAAGAAGGCGACATGGCCAAAGACAGCATCAAGACTGTGGTGCGCCATGCACAGGCCCTGGAAAAGATCCTAGGCGACAACGACAACTTGCCAGAATGGGTACAATCCAAGTTGGCCAAGATTGAAAGCATGATGACTGCTGTGGACGACTACATGCAGAATCAAGAAGGTGGCGAAGAAGAAATGGCAGTAGGCGAAGAAAAAACTACCAAGCGTGACAACCATGCTGAACGAGCCGGCCGAAAAGTTACCAAAGACATTGAGTACGACGAAAAGAAGAAAGATGGTATCCATGGCAAAAAGCGTGGCTCTGAAGATGACAAGGCCGAAAAGGCCGGCAAGAAAGTTGCCAAAGATATTGAGTACGACGAGAAGAAAGACAAGAAAGAAGACAAGCCCAAGAAAGTAAAAGAGCAAGGCGGCGCTGACACTCCCACAGCTTCAAGTGGCTTCTCATATGGCAAAGGCATCTATGACTCAATCAATCGTGAATTAGAAAACATGATTGCCGAATCAATGAGCGTGAACATGAGTGACTCAACTGAAGGCGGTAAGAGTTTGACCATTACTGCTACAGACGAAGATGCTATAAAATTAGCTGTGATGCTGAAATCAGCAGGTCTAGGCGGCGGCGAGCCAATGGGACAAGAAATGGGTCATGAAATGGGGCACAGCGAAGAGCCTTGCGAAACCTGCGGTATGAGTGACTGTGGTTGCGGTGATGTGCAGGAAGCAGTAGATGAAAACAATCCAGACTATCCAACTGATCAAACTGGCAGTGCTGATGCAATGCAATACTCCGGTGGCTTGAACGGTCCAAAATCAACTGGTCAAACTACTGTGCCTGTGATTGCCAATCAAGACAGCAGAATGGGTGACGAAGAACTTCGTAGAATGATGGAAATGGCTGGTATTCAGCAAGACAATCTCAAGCCATGGGAACGTACCATGAAGGAAGATACTGAAGAAATGGAAGAGCCATCGCCTGAAGAAGTTGAAGAATCTCAAGAAACTGAAGAGCTTGACGAAGACAAAACATGTTCAGCTTGCGATTGCGATCCATGCGAGTGCGACGAATCTGTTACAGAAAGTTTTGAACAGATGTTGAGCCGCATGCGTAACATTGCTGGCATTCAAGAAGCCAAAAAGCCAGACTTCCTAGACATGGATAAAGATAACGACAAAAAAGAGCCAATGGCCAAAGCTGTTGACGACAAAAAAGAAAAAGAAGAAGAAAAAATTGAAGAAAGTTTGATGAAAGAATTTTCTAAGTTTAATATCTAAAATGACACAACAGTACAACAACTATACTGACACAATGAAACGACTGGCGGAACGTCATCCGCCAGCACCCACACCTTCAGAGGTACGTAATCAACCAGCCATGATACCTGGTGTGATCACACAAACTACAAATTTGTTTCGCCCTGTGGGCGTGACAGATCTTAACAAAGGACTAACATAATGGCTATTCAAGTTGTCAATGCAGTATCAAACGTGGCCTGGACTACTGACAAAGTTGAAATTGCCACTACCACTGCCAATGTGACTTTTCAAGTTTCCGCAGTGCAATTAACTTATGTTCAAGCAAATGGAGTTCCAGCAAACGCAAGTATGAGCACTGCAACTGGTAACATCTATGCAAATGCAATAGTGATTCCAGGCAATAGTGTTCAACAGTATTATGTGGGTGTGGGCAATTATCTCAACATCATTACAGGTACAGGCTTTACTGCCACAGCAATTGGCGCAGCAACGTCAGCCACAGCTGGTTCAAACGGCAGATAACATGCGAGCACAAGAATTCGTCACTGAAGATCGCAAAGGTAAAATACCCGGCGGCGCAGACAATGCTATGCCAGGTGCTCATACCATGCGTGACAATGGCGGTTACGATCGTAGCAATCACATGAATCGTATGATGATGGCCATGGCCATGCATGATGGAAAAAGTCCAAAAGCCATACCAAGAGACCAAATGGATCCAGCCAGCTGGGTTGAAAAATACAACACAGCTCATCCTTATACCAAAGAAGAAGACAACATGGTACATGGTGCCATGAAGACTATTGGGTCAGAGCACATTCACACTATAAGTGATCATCGCAGCTTAGAAACACCGGATACTCATAAAGTCAGTCCTGTAAAAGGATTTTCGGGATATCCAAGATGAGAGCTCGAGAGTTTATTACCGAGCAAGCCAACTTGCCACCCGAGTATGCAGATCCCATGCGTTACACTTATGTGATTCCAGGGCTGAGTGCAGCTGATCCCTATCGCAGTTATAGATTTGGTGTGGCTCTGGCCCGTGCCAGAAGCGACGCCGGCACCGACGGTATCACTGACAATATACCTCCTTGGAGTGCCGAAACCGCATTTGGCGAACACGGTGTGATTGAAGGCATGGCTGCAAGTGTTGCTCAAGTAATTGACCGAGCATTGGCAATGACCAACACACCTGGTGGCAAGAAAATGGTATCTACACCCACTAGTACAGAGCCTGACTTTGTGGACAAAACAAGCCCTGTAAAAGCATTTGCTGGCTACCCACGGTAAATAGCCGTACATTACTACAAGGTCAACAATGAAAAAAATATTAGCTATACTGCTGATTGTGGTCAGCATGTCGTCTCAAGCCTGGGACCAACGTGCTCCGCTACCTGCACAAGCCTGTCAGATACACTCACCTTGGGGATGGGCACAAACAGCCCGCCTAGCACATGCCATCTGCAGAGAAGCATATCTAGTGGCCTATGATGCACCTGCAAAGATTCCTGTTTATGTCGCTTACACTCTACAGCCACAAAACGCACTAGGCTGCTTTCCACGAACAAACGCATTTGTTGCTGATCAATCAGTGCCAGGTGGTGCAAGACCAGACGACTATGCAGGCACAGGCTACGACAAAGGGCATGCTGCTCCTGATGGCGACTTATCATGGAGCCAACAAGTAGAGTACGAATCATTCCTAATGACCAATATGTATCCACAACATGGAAGTCTCAACCGTGGTATTTGGAAACTGTTAGAAACCGCAGTGCGTGGTTGGGCTGTGCAACTGAACCAGCCATACACAATCTTTGTAGGTGCCATGTACAATGCAAATGACCCTACAATTGGCAACGGTGTTGTGGTGCCACATGGCTACTACAAGCTGGTGATTAATCAGGCCACAGGGCAAGTGGCCGGCTGGATTTTTCCACATGTCAAACCTTATGTTAACTTGGGCAACGACTTGACCAAGTTTCGTGCTCCTGTTGCGCAGATACAAGAGTATGCTGGAGTAAGATTTGCCTTACCGCCCGCTGCCAAGGAAATTGCACCTGGCACAGAATGGCCAGTGGACTTTGGCGCACTCACCAACGCCAAACGACAAAAGTGCGGGCGAGCTGAATAATTTGTTGATGGAGCATTGCCTACACAATTATTCTCAGTATGCCAATTTAACTTTAAATTGGGTTGGAACTGATCGTCCCAAGACTCAAAGATTACTCAACGATCCGGCATTTTATCCAACTTGGACACAGTCTGGTTGGTCAAACAACAGTGTGATAGAATATAGATTCAACAGTGGCGGATTCCGCACAGATGATTTTGATCAGTCCGAAAGAATTATAATATTGGGCAGTAGTCCCACAGTGGGAGTAGGATTGCATCAGTCTCAAACATGGTCCGAACAATTGAGTAAAAAAATAAATGTACCAATTTGGAATCTAGCAACTGGCACTGGGTGTCTGGATACCATGTATCGAGTTTTAAAAAATTACATTTCCCAGTTGAACGTAACAATGGTCATCCAACTTGGCGGCGAAAAAGCCGGGTTTGAAGTATATGTAGACAATCAATGGCAGGCTGTCAGTTCTCCACATGCACCTGTTAGTTCTGCTGATATAAAAGCCACAATAAACGCATGGTATGCTCATGAAGAAAACTACAACTTGAATCAGGAAAAAAATACCAACGCCATGCAATGGGTATGTGAAAAAAACAAAGTGCCTTACTATAAATTTTCAATGGCCGAAATAAGCAAAGAAAATTGGGACAAATTGCAACCAGTTGATTGGTCTCGATGCGGCCATCATGCTGGTCCAAAATTTCACTCTGTGGCTGCAGATTATATTGCCGAACGAATTAACCGTTAAATAGATCATGGCCAAGTCATTAGAAGGCGTATTAGTTAAATCGCCGCACCGTCAACAAATATTCAGTGATCAGGAACTGGAACATTTTCTAGCCTGCGCAGATCCAGTTACTGGACCTGCGTATTTCATGGACCATTTTTTCTACATTCAACATCCCACACAGGGAAAAATGGTGTATCATCCGTTTGAATATCAGAAACGTCTGATCAACACATATCACAACTATCGGTTTTCCATATCAATGATGCCTAGACAGACTGGTAAGTCTACATCAGCTGCTGGATACTTGCTGTGGTATGCTATGTTTGTGCCGGACTCGACCATTCTAGTTGCTGCACACAAGTACACAGGCGCACAAGAGATCATGCAACGTATTAGATACGCATATGAACTGTGTCCTGATTTTATTCGCGCTGGTGTAACCAGCTATAACAAAGGGTCAATTGACTTTGAAAATGGATCACGCATAGTTTCTGCAACCACAACAGAAACAACCGGCCGGGGTATGTCAATATCCTTGCTGTACGCTGACGAGTTTGCGTATGTGCGACCCACCATTGCCAAAGAGTTTTGGACTTCTATTTCACCCACACTGGCCACTGGTGGTAAAGCAATTATTACATCAACTCCTAACTCAGACGAAGATCAGTTTGCGTTCTTGTGGAAAGGCGCCAACAAGTGCGAAGATGATCATGGCAATGCTACAGAACTAGGCATCAATGGATTCAGAGCATTTCGCAGCTACTGGAACGAACATCCAGACCGAGATGAAACTTGGGCAATACAATCACGGGCAGCATTAGGCGAAGATCGTTTTCGCAGAGAAATGGGTTGCGAATTCATTATCAATGACGAAACACTAATTGCTCCAATCAAGCTGTTGGATTTAACTGGCAAAGAACCCACATACAAAACTGGACAGGTGCGGTGGTATGAACCCATACGCAAAGATCAAGTGTATGTGGTGGCATTGGATCCCAGCTTGGGCACCGGTGGCGATCCGGCTGCCATACAAATTTTTGAAGCCAACACCACTCGGCAAGTGGGAGAATGGCGACACAATCTCACTCCCATACCTGAACAAATACGCATACTAGCCGATATCATAAAACATCTGCATGAAACAGTTCAAGATGACAAAAGCATCTACTACTCAGTGGAGAACAACACCATTGGTGAAGCTGCACTAATCAGCATTGCTGAATACGGTGAAGAAAACATTCCGGGATATTTTTTAAGCGACACTGCAAGCTCAACTTCTAGACGCTTTAGAAAAGGGTTCAATACCACCAACAAAACCAAACTGAGTGCCTGTTCTAAATTGAAAAATCTAATAGAATCAGGGCGTATGACTGTTAATTCTAGAAGTTTAATAAGTGAATTAAAAACATTTGTGGCATCAGGACTGGGATATGCTGCAAAAATTGGCGAAACAGACGATCTTATAATGGCCAGCATATTGGCAGTGCGTATGATGACTGTTTTACAGAGCTATTATTCAGACGTAGAAACGCAGTTGAGGGATCACGGAGACACAATAATTGAGCCCATGCCTTTCATATCTGTGCTTCATTGACATAAATATAACACTATGGTAACTTCATCACCGTCTCAGGCGCTTAACGATCTTTTGATCACTCGTAACTTTAATCCAGAATCTCTGGATATAAACACCGGCAAACCGCCTGTGGATGCAACTGGTGCACCTGATCCCAGCGCCGCTGACATGTTTACGTTTAACTGGGTAGCGCAGTCTGGCAAGAACTACGGCACAGTTGTGATCTTGTTGAGCAGTGACAACGGGATGACAGTGTTTTACGGTGACAATCTTGGCCGCGGAATGGACGCAGAAGACAAAACCGAATGGTACCAATTTTTAGAACAACTAAAATCATTTGCTGTGCGCAACAGCAAAATACGTGGCGGGTTTAAACTGGACAATATAAACAGACTCAAATACACCATGGCTGGCATGGCAGCAATCAAAGAAGGATTGTTTGAAAGCTACTATGGCAACAAGAAAATCAGCTATGCCGGAGAGCCAACACAAGCCAGACTGATGATCAAACACAATCGCAATCTTGAAGAAAACGATGCTCGTTTCCGTTATGTAGAAAGTTTGTTTATTGAAACAGCCGACGGTGAGCGATTCAAACTGCCATTTAAAAAGCTGGCAGGTGGTAGAGCCATGGTTGAACATGTGAAACAAGGCGGCAATCCTTATGACATTCGTGGTCAACACATTTCACAAATAGTTGAACAACTGAATGTGCTGTCACAGTTTCGTAGAGCCAACCAGAAAAAAGTATTTGAAGGTGTTGCTGGCGAGCTTGTGACTGAAACCAACATGTATTACACTAACCTACAGCGTAATCTCAAAACACTATCCTCATCACACGGATACAATCAATATTTTGAATCTTGGTCTCCTGCTGATATCTCTGATTCAGAATTGGTAGTCGAAGATTTAAAAAATCTATTTGTGGAAACTCGCATTGATCCCAGAATAGAACAAGCCTTGCCAATGTTAGCAAGAATACAACAGGAAACAAATACCATGAAAGAAGCACAAATTTTTGAAGATTGGGCAAATAATGTAATGGAGGGCACCTGGTCCTTGCCAGACACTCCAGAAGCACAAACCAAATTGGATAGACTCATGAGTCAAGAACTCATTGTTGGTCCAGACGCTACCAATGCCAAAGAACAACTGTATGATGTGATTGGCGATGATGTATTGTTTGACATTCTGTCTGACTTGGCTGACCAAGATCCTCGTGCTAATATCTGGGATGACACAGATGTGCAGGCCCGACTGCAACAACTTGGCATTCAAATGAACACCACCCCTGCTGCTGACCAACAACAGCCAGTGGCACCTGCTGCTGGACAACAAGCACCGGGCACTGCTCCTGAACCAGCTGTGGCAGAAGATCAGTTGGATGAATTGAGTCCAGCAACACTGAGCAGTTATGCTAGAAAAGCAGCTGGCCAAGCTGGCTGGGCAGGTGGCGTGGCTGCTCGACTAAAAGGACCAGAAGGCAATCCGTATGCTAACTTTCAAGGCAAAAGAGTTGCCGGAGTTAAACAAGCAATTGGCAAAGGAGCCAGAGTTACACCAGACGAAGTAGAACCTTATGACTGGGCAAAACAAGGCGGCTACGGTGATGCTACCAATCCAGCCATTAGAAAAAGAGGCATGGCCGAAAACGCAGAACTTGATGCCATGCTTAAACATGCTGGTGTGCCAGTGGCTGAAAGTCGTATCCACGAAAACTCTGAATACACCTA